TTGTGTGCTCTTTTTTCGTGCACTTTAAAAACCCTTTAAAATCAACACTTTAAGGGGTTTTTGTTTGTCTTGTATAAGAAAAAGGGGCAGACGAGGGGCACAATTTAAAATTTTATCTTGTCTAACTTGCTAGATATGTCTGATACCATTTTTTGGGTAACGTGAGAATAAATCTCTAGTGTGGTCTTTGAGTCGCTATGCCCTACTCTGTCCATGATAGCAGTCAAGGGGATACCTAATTCAGCAAGTAGGGATATATGAGAGTGTCTGAACATATGTGTAGTGATGTTCTTATCTATGCCAATTTTCTGGCCATGTCTTTTCAATGCACTAATAACCCGAGCATTTGTTATTGGCTCTCCTAAAGTATTTATAAAAATAAAATCTGTATCAAATCCATTTGTCGCATTCTCTATTATCTGCTCTTTGATGATGTCTAACACTTTTTGAGGTGCTGTTATAACCCTATCAGACTTGATTGTCTTTGGTGTAGTTCTCTCTTTTTGTCTGAAATCGTATGTATGCTTGATGTGAATGGTCTTTTTAGAAAAATCTATATCCTCCTTGTAATTTAAGGCAGCCAGCTCTCCATATCGCATGCCAGTAAGAAAAAGAACTTTGGCTATTCGGATATACTTTGTAATTCGATAATCACATAGGGCCTCTTCTTTTAAATTTTGGATGAACAACTTAAACTCTTTCTGATCTAAGTATTTTGTATTTTTCTTTCTGAGATCTTCAGTTGTAATTACCTTTCTAGGCATTTCAACAAATAGCATTTCATTTGTATCAATATAATTCATTCTGACAGCGAATTTCATTATCTGATTAAGCTTGAACTTGATTTTAGAAACATAGTTATGAGACCTTCCATCTTGTAATAGCTGATCTATCACTTTTTGCAATAATCGTCTATCAATGTTTCTAACTAAATAGTCGCCCTCTATCTGCTTTAAAATCTCTTTTTTAACATTCTTTGAAGCGTAGACGGTTGAGTTTTTAACACCGTGTTTCCAATTTTCCTCAAATTCCTCATATAGTTTTTCAAAAGTTATATCAGAAACAAAATGTTGTTTTTCTCCTAATTTTTGATTTATTTTCTCTTGTAACAAGATGGCAGCTTGATTTCTTGCCTGGGGAGTTTTCTTCTCCATGGTTACTGAAACTTTTTTTAATTTCTCAGTATATGGATCTTTGTATCGCTCAAAAAATTTGTATTTCCCGTTGGGAAGTTCTTCCATCCACATTGATTTTACCTCACTTTTTTGATAAAATGGGTATAAGAAAACGACCTTTTGAATGGTTGTTTCTTATACAGGATATCCTCACACTCAAAATTTGGCGATGACGAGTGTGGGGATTTTTTATTTACGAATTATGAACGATAACGTCCAAGGCTCCCATGATCCGTTGAGCGTTTTCAACTGCTTCTTTGTACTCTTTCGAAGTGTTCTTTACTGGTTTTTTTATCAAGTCAATGAATATGACTGGTTTGGTGAAGTCGTTTGAGGTCACACGGACTGTCATGTTCAAAATTTTTGTAGTTGATTTTCGTTTAGATACGATACCGCCTGCGACAGCACCAATCGCTCCAAACATAGCGCCTGCAACCAAAGCTTGACCAACACCACCCGAAACAACAGTCTGATTATTTACAATCAATTCATAGGATACTAAATCCTCGAATGAATACCAATCAGTGTCATTCTTATCTTTCTTTACCAATGACGGTATTAACGATAACCCCATTGTACTAACCGCAAGTGTAGCTTTTACCGAGCCTTTAATTGCTCCACCAACTAGACCAGATGAGCCTTTTGCTTTTTGGGCACCGTGGATGCGATAAGTGCGATTGTACCTATCAATTTCAAGCGGTCCGACTTTGTCCGTTTTTCTACTTCGTGGAGCAGGAGATGGAGAAGCCGGTTTATCGACTGGCTGAGCTTGTTCGGTTGGTTCTTGGTTAGCAATAGAATAACCGCAATTTGAACAGAACTTGTAACCCTCTACTGGATTGCCACATTCAGGACAAAATTTCATAATAACCTCCAAAACAATAACTATTTAAAAATCTTTTATACTCTTTTTTCTTACCCATAGCCGACGAGGTTATGGGTTTTTATTTTTCTCAATACCTCGCTACAATGTACCAGATATCACATCTGCTTTTAGCATTACACTTCAATATCATAATATTGTTGTAAGATATTGTTCCCTTGTTTGTATTTTGTAACGAGTTCAATAGCTACTCGTCGTTGCTGTTGGTCGTCCAATAAGTGTTCATCATAGCTCAATATCCGATAATGAACAAAATCAACTAATCGATTAAAAAGAGCGTTATCACTGATTGTATTTGCTTGTTTAATTTGCTCGTACGAGTGCTTGTTTTTGAGGTGCCAGACCATGCGCTCATTATTGATATAAAAGAGAGAGGCCATAGTGTTAGCTTCTATCTCTAGCGGATTGCTCTGATAGTTGTTAGCGCAAGCCAGGGCGACCTCATCAGAACGACCCGTGCTAAAATGAGCAGCGATGTGGGCTAATTCATGCAAAATGGTAAAGATAATCCGTCTTTTGATATGTGTTTGATTGATATAAACAAGGTACTTTTCTTTTTCTTTGCTATAAATGGTAAAGCCGTCATTGTGTTTACAGATGATATCATCCAAGTAAGTAACATCTGGATTATTGACAAGCCCTCGATATTTAATGTATTCAGAACTAAGTAGACCGGCTGAAGGGAGCATAGGAAACGGGTCCTTTTCAAAGAAGATAAAATGAAGGTTGTAAGTCTGTTCAAAGTAACGGATGATGTGCTGAAAAGTAACTTGTTCAAGTGAAATATTATTCTGTCGAGACGCTGCTTCGATCACCGGGACAGCGTAATCCCAGTGTTGGATGTACTGTCTACGGGAAATAATTTCTCTAGCCATAATTACCTCCACTTACTGTCATCGTCCATCAGGGTTTTAGCAGTTACCATCAAGCTTTCAATCGCCTTGTTAAAACGAACCTTTTCTTCCTCGGTCATGTTCTGGGTCTGATTTCTGAACGCTGCGACAAGTTCAGTCTCAGCTGGACCGAGATATTCATTTGCCTTGTCATCTTTTGCAATAGTCGGATTATCCGTACGTCCGAGCAGGTAGTCGGTAGATATGTTGAAGTAGTTAGCAATTTCTGCGATACGTTCAGCATTTGGAGTAGAGTTTTTTATCTTATACAGTGTATTTCTGCCATAACCCAAGTCTTCTTCGACTTGTCCAAGAGCTTTTCCACGCTTTTTTGCTAATTCTTTAATTTTTTCAAATGTCTCAAACATTGTTAAATCAACCTTTCTAAGACATTACAAAAAAATTTAACAAATTTGGTGTAAAAAGGTTGACTAATTATCCCAAAAGGTGTAAAATGTTTTTTGTAAGTAAGTTACAACTAAAAAAACAACTAAGAAAATAAATCATAAAAAATGTTTTGGCGAACGGTATTTATAGATTTATCATTGTTTTTATTATGCTTTCATTTTAGCCGATTTGGTGTGAGTTGTCAAGTGTAATGCAGAAAAATAGTTAAAATTTTAGTTGTTTCTTATTTACAAAATTAGTAAAGAGGGAGGGACGTATATGCCAGATATCGCAAATGGTCGTGAAAGAGTTAATGCTTTCTTGAAAGAGAAAGGGATTAAAAAAGCAACTCTAGCGGTTGCTTACGGCTTTAAGCGACAGGAAGTGACAAACATTCTAAGTGGAACAACAAAAGGTCCACGAGCGAACAGTTTTATTCTTCAGGTGATTGAAGATTACGGGATTGAGTAGCACAAAAAAGCACCTAACAGAAGTCAGGCGCTAATCAAAATAACTAACTGAATTATAATACGAAAGGAGCAAAAATGGAAGCAGTTGAAATTGTAAGAATTAAAGATGTGATCATTGAAAAAGTCTCTGCTAATGATGAAGAATTAGAACACATCTTTGGATGCTCAAAGCGACAAGCGGGAGACATGAGACGCGAGATGAAGAAGCTACCTAGCCAACAGAAGCATCTTAGGAATGATGGTCAGCTTGTCACGATTAAAGGTTTTGACGAATACTTACAATATCGTGGGACTCAAGCTTGGGAAAAAGAAATGGTGAAAAGCAAGAAAATGAGGTCAGTCGGATGAACCTACTAACAAGAATTAAAAACTACTTTTCGGAAGAGGTCGAAGAAACCAATCTGGACTGGAGAGTGGTCGCTCTGGATCTCAATCAATCACTGATTGAAACACAAGAAAAACTTCAAAATGTCAATCAGCGTATTGCTGATCTTGAAAACATTGTGGCAATCTATAAAGAAAAGGAAAACTCAAAATGATGGAATACATTTACCTGGCAACAATCGTTGGAATCATCCTGTGGTCGCTAGTAAATAAACTAGATGACCACGCTGAAATGAAACAGCAAGAGCGCCAGCGAATAGCAAGTAACATCGCACGCATAAACTTGAGAAATTCAGATAAGCAATTTACTTATGATGTAGAACCACCTGTGGGACTCGCAAAAGGTGTAGAAGAAGGAGTTTAAAATGGTTCGAAATAAATTGACAGATTTAACCAATACTCTTTTTGCCCAACTAGAAACGTTGGACGACAGGGATCTTACGACAGATGAATTAAAAGTGGAATTGCAGCGCTCGAAACAAATGGTCGCTATCTCAGGTCAAATCCTACAAGCTGGCCAGTTGGCGTTAGATGCTGAAAAATTCAAAGACAAGGTAGGTGAAGTCAATGCCCCGATCGCTATGCTGGAAGGATGAGTACACGGAGTACATACATGAAATATGCCCTGGTCGATTAACTCCCGAAGTAACTAGGTTACTAAATGAGAAATTTGGGACAAACTATACCAAGACTCAAATAGGCGGCGTACGCAAACGCCTTGGATTACCAGTTGGGAAAATCTATCAAGGCCGATTGCTGACGAGGGAGCAACATGATTATCTTGTGTCAATTCAAAAAAATAAGATTTCTCGTGATGTCGCAAATAAAATGAACCAAAAATTTGGCTTATCACTAACTGAGAAACAGATTAAGAGTTATCGGAGAAATAATAATCTACATAGTGGTTTGACGGGAAGATTCGAGAAAGGTCAGACTCCCCACAATAAGGGGAAGAAATACCCCAATATGCCAAAAAACAGCGGGCAGTTCAAAAAAGGTAATCGACCTCCGAATTATGTTCCTGTCGGTACTATCAACTACACAACAGATGGGTACCCAAAAGAGAAAATTGGAGAACCTAATCAATGGGTTTTGAAGCATCGCAAGGTCTGGGAGGACCATCACGGACCAATACCAAAAGGGTACTCAATCGTTTTTCTGGACGGTGATAAAACAAACTATGATATTTCTAACCTGGCATGTTTATCTAAGAACGAAATTGCTAGAATGAATCAAAATCATTTATTTACGTCCAACGCTGATTTGACTAAATCTGGTATTGGACTAACAAAACTTACAAATAAAATTAGAGAGGTAGAAAAAAATGGCTAGTTTATACGAACTAACAGGGATTTTTAAACAAATCAATGATATGGAAGGGCTGGACGAAGAAACAAAAGTTGACACTCTGGATTCGATTGATTGGACTGATCAGTTCGAGGAGAAAGTCGAAAATACGGTCAAGGTTATCAAAAATAAAGAAGCTGATAAGAAACAGCTCAAAGAAGAGATTGACCGTCTGACTGCACGATACAAGTCGATTGATAATGACATCATACAGCTTAAAACTGGCTTGCAAGGTGCTTTTGAAATCACCGGACATGACAAGGTTAAGGGGTTACTTTTTACTGTTTATCTGGCAAAAAATCAACCTTCAGTCATTGTGGATGAGGATCTGCTGCCTAAGAAATATTTTGTAATTGCAAAAAAACCTGACAAAAATGCTATCAAGGAATTGCTGAATGCAGGTAAGAAAGTCAAGGGTGCTACCTTGCAAGAAAGTAGAAGTTTGAGGATTAAGTAATGGAATTGATGAATAAAACACGAGTAACAGATTCACTAGCAGTTGTGATTGGACCAGAATCAATTGAAGTACTTGTTACTGAAGGCTTTCTATTTGATGTTGCGATTCGTTTTGTGAAGGTGGATGAAACAAATCTTGATCAAGGGAATGAAAAGCCGGTATTTACTCCAGAGTACAAGCTGGTCACAGTCGCTAAATACAAGGAAAAACCTATCTTTGAATCGGAGGAAGATATCCGAAGATTCGAAAAACAAGCAAAAGAAATTAAGGCGCTATTTGCCTTTGCAAAAGTGAATAAACAAAATTGGTTTAACACGGCCCTTTATCCAGGAGTGCTGACTGAGAAAGTTGGTGTTTGATGAAAATTTTAGCAATTGATCCATCAAGCAACAAAATTGAAACCAGTACAACAGGGATTGTACTCTTGGATAATGCAAAGCTGGTTGATTATTGGGTGGTCCCTTATGGTGCCCAAAACTTCAAAGCCTGGTTCAAAGAGATTGGTCGTAGTCTTGAATTCGACATAGTGGTCGTTGAAAAATTCGAAGTTAGGGACAATGATTATTCCAGGGACAACTCGGTTGTAGAAACTATTGCAGCCATTGAACTTTGCTATCCGGACTTGGTTCTGCAGCGTAACGCAGGTTATCAGACAGATATACCAAATGACTTGCTGAAAGCTCTTGGGTTATGGTCCTTTGAAAAAAGCCATCACAATGATGTGAGGGCAGCTGCAAGGCTTGGACTATTTTATGCTCAACGGAATGACATCGAGGAGGTGATTGTGGACATTGGCAATCGAATTACGCAAATGGCAAGCTGAAGCAGTTAAACGAAGCGATCGTAATTGCCCTGGGATTTTCCTTGAGGCGTATGGAGGGCGTGGTAAGACCATCTGTGCTTTTGAAATAGCAAAGCACAAGTCAGCAAAAAAAGTCCTGGTTATCAATAATCGTTTAGCTATCCTGAACGGATGGAATAGCACTTATCAAAATCTAGGATACAACACTGATTTTGAATTAGAAACGATGACGGACCGCAGATTGCAGAACAGGCTTACAAGTGGTGAGTCTATTGAGTGTGATGTGTTCATTATTGACGAGTGGCAGAACATGTCTAGTGATGCCAACGTGAAGGCTTATCGCAAGGTCAAACGTGGCTATACAGTTGGACTATCAGCAACCCCAATCAGAAAGAAGGGGCAAAACTTCTACCCTCTAGAAAAAACATTTTTTGGGATGGCTGATCCTAACCAAAAAGAAAACTGGCAACTAGCCCATGGAAAGATGAAGTATTCCAAATTCAGCTATTCTAAGCAAGAATGGGATGACTTCCGAGACTATGAAAACTATGTAAGCAATCTGCCCAACTTTTTTCGATGGGAGGAAGTCGAAGCCATTGAGGAAGCAGAAGAAAATAACGGATTTGAGGTTGTCTTTGAACCTATCTGGTGTTTAACTGCTAATCCGGAGGAATTAGAACAATTTAGAAAATTGAATATTGTTGGAAAAGATGGTAAGTACGCCATGGCAAAACAGACATTTGGCCGAAAAACTTTCGAACGATACTTAATCCAGACTGGTTTTGAGGTTGACTTTCCAAAATTGAAAGCAGTTAATGCAGATACTCCAATGCTACTTCAATTGGATCTTCTGCTGGCCAGTAAGACAGAAATGTTGATAGTTAGCAAATCCAAGCAGATTGTAGAGGTCATCAGAGAGCGGCACCCAGAAATTGGTATTTGGACTGGAGACAAGAAGGACTCCTTAGAACAGACAAATGTGGTTGCTACAAGCCAGGTTTTGGGTGTAGGAGTTGATGGCCTTCAGCATAAATTTAAAACTATTGTGGTCTTAGACCCTGTTAATCCATCTGATGGAGATTATGACGATTATCGCCAACTTTTATGGCGAGTAACAGGCAGCCGTCAACAACATGACGTGCGTGTCATTGAATTTTATTTTTAAGGAGAATCAAAATGAAACTTTCAAGTGATTATATTGTAATGCGTGACAAACAAAACGGACATTTTTTAAATGAACTCAAGAACAAGCGTTCTTCATTAGCTACTCAGGCCGGTTTTGTGGATGATATTCGAGGCGCTCTTACAATGCCATATGATTGTTATCTTGAACAGAAAACAGCGCTAAAAGCATTGGCTAAAACACACGGAATGGAGATTGTTCGGGTTAAGGCTACATTTGATCTAACTTATCCAAATGGTGGCGATGTTCAAAAAATCGAGCGTCAAAATACTAAGCCTGATTTGTTTGATCTATTGAGAAGTTTATAAAGGGGAACTGTATGGTAACAAAACAACAATCCCCAATCTTTGTCACTTTACAGAGCATTCAGCAGAGTTTAGTTGCTCCAAAAGGACAGTATAACAGTTTTGGGAAATATAGCTATCGAAGCGCAGAGGACATCCTAGAAGCGCTGAAGCCAATCTTGCAGGAACACGATGCAGTATTGATTTTACAAGATGGAATTGTGCAAATTGGCGACAGGTACTATGTCGAAGCAACTGCGACTCTTTATGCAGTTGGTGAAACTATTGGGACTACAGCCTATGCTAGAGAAGATGATAGCAAAAAAGGGATGGATGGTAGTCAAGTTACAGGTGCTGCATCCAGCTATGCACGTAAGTACGCGCTAAACGGACTCTTTATGATTGATGACAATAAGGATCCTGATACGGATGAATATCATAATCAGAATAGCCAAGCAGGCCGTACGTCGCAAAAACCAGCTCAAAAAACAAATAGCCAGCAAAAGCAACCGGCTAATGCTCCAGCTAAAAGTAACGGAGCCAAAACAATTACAGGAGCACAGGCTAAAGCCATTCGGACAGAACTCAAAAATATGGCTGAAGCTACAGGGAGTCCTGCTGCAACAATTGGAAAATGGTTCATCGATAAAATGGGTGTTGATAAACCTGAAAGCATTCCAGCTGATCGATTGAAGGAAGCTCAGAAGATTATCGCAGATGCGAAGAAAGCGAGAGGTATTGAGTAATGGGATATACGGAACTGGGGCGCAAACGTCCGATTGAATTACAGAGTGCTTATTATGATAAGATCCTAGTTTATCAGCATCAAGGTGAGATTTGGGGTGTATGTTATAAGCACGGAGAAATTGATTGTGTTTACAACTACACTAAGAACGATTTCTTTTGGCTTGAAATTTCAGATATGTCCTTAAAAGAAATTGTTACTAAAATTATCAAGCCTTTGAAGAGAAATAACCCTGGATTATACTCATTTCATGAGAGTACGTTCAGTAGAATTTTGGAGGTAATAAAATAATGATTAACAATGCTGTACTTGTAGGGCGCATGACCCGTGATGCTGAACTCCGCTATACACCGCAAAATGTAGCAGTTGCGACTTTTACT